AAGTTAAAGGTGGTATAGCGGCCGCAACATTATATCTAACTAACCCCTTAGGTGGTTGGGTCAATGGATATCAAATTGTTACATCAAATAATATTGGTTCATTTACTGGTGCGTTCAACGGTGGAACAATTACTAATCCAATCTATGTAGCAAGCCCAGCTAATGCAACTTCTACAGCAACTGGTGCAATTTACACACTAGGCGGTATTGCAAGTACTAAAGATTTATGGGTTGGCGGTAACGCAACTGTAGTTGGTACTTCAAACTTTGCGGCAGTTAATGCAAGTGGTGTTGTTAGTATAACAAATACAACAACTTCTCTATCAACTTCCGCAGGAGCCTTAGTTGTAGTAGGTAGCATTGGTGCAAACTATATCTATACATTACAAGATTCTTATTATAACGGTATAAGATTTGGAGCAGGCAACGGATCATTAACAGGTAACATTGCAGTTGGTAGCGGAGCATTAGCTGGTACGAACAGTGGTTCTGGTTACAACGTTGCTGTTGGTACAAACGTATTAACTAGTGGCGCAACTGCCGCATACAACTCTGCGGTTGGTGGATTGGCACTAAGCGGTAGCACTCCAGGCAGTAACAATTCTGTTCTTGGCTATACAGCAATGCAAACTGCACAAGGTGGTTCAAGTGTTGCTATTGGCGTAGGCGCATTAAAAATTGCGGCTGGATCTAACAATGTCGGAGTTGGCTACAATGCAGGTATTGCAATCACCAGTGGTGCTAATAACACATTATTAGGTTATCAAACTGGTCTAACACTTGCTGGTGGAACACAAAACTTATTCTTAGGCTATCAAGCAGGACAATCAGTTACAAGCGGTGGCAACAACGTTATCATTGGTGGCAACAACGGTTCATCTATTGCTACATCTAATAACAACGTTATTGTTTCAGACGGTGCAGGTAACGTTGTTATGAGTGCTGTTGGAACGACACAAGCTGTAAGTTTCCCAGGACAAGTAAACGTATTAAGTACAACAACAGCAACAAGCACATTAACTGGTGCGCTAGTAATCACTGGGGATATGGGTGTACGTGATATCTACGCACGTAACATTTACGCTAACGGTTCTCTAGTTGGATCAGGTGGATCAGGTGGCGGTGGATCAGGTACTTCAACTTCTACACCATACATTGTTGTAACTAACCCGTACCAAGCATATTCAACAGGAACTACTGCTACCGTAACAGCAGGTACTGCAGGCGCTATGGAAGTATATGGCGGTGCTGGTATTTGGCAAAACTTGTTTGTTGGACAAAAGACAATTATCAATCGTCCTTACGATACAAGCGGTGCTTATTTACAAGTTGGCGGAGATATTCAAAGTACAGGAAACCATGTAGGTCCTAACTTATATGCCGCAGGCGGTAACAACTATCTAGTTTATTCAAATGATTGGTCAGTAAGCAATTCAAACTGGTTGAAACCAAATGCAAGTGCTACATTAAATGCAGTAACAAGCCCAGATAATACAGGCGATGGTACACTATTGACTGAATCAGGTGCTACAGGTAATCACTATTTCCAACAAACAGTTGGCGGTTCATTAACTGGTCCGGTTACATTTAGTATTTTTGCTAAAGCAAACACACGCACATACATAGCATTGTACGTGACAATTGGCGGACAACAACACGGTTATTATTATAACTTATCAACAGGTGCTGGACAAGTTGGTCCTGCTCCATTATATCAGGTTACTGGTAAAATGGAACCGGTTACAGCAAGCGGTTGGTATCGTTGTTCTATTACAGTTTGGGGTGCACCAGCGGCCGTAACTACCATAGTTGGAATTTACAACGCACTAGGATTTGACTCAACAATTACAGGTTCAAACACAAGTTATACTGGTACAGGCGGTAACGGTGCTTATATTTGGGGATCACAATTAGAGCCAGGATACTATCCAGGCAATTTAATTATTAACACGGGGAGCCAAACCACAGCACAGAACAATATGTATGCTAGTGGTAGTTTATATATTGCTAATACAGCAACAGTAAACAATGCTCAAGTAGTGACCACAGCTACGTTAATGACTAACCTAGGATTGTATGGTTCAACTCCAAACACTCTAATTATCAACAATGCTACAAACTCTACAAGCACAACAACAGGTGCTTTACAGGTTGTTAACGGTGGTATTGGAGTTGGCGGGAACGCATACGTTGGCGGCACATTATTTGCAACAGCTAAGAGCTTCTTAATTGATCACCCAACTAAAGAAGGTTATAAATTACAATATGGTTCTTTAGAAGGACCAGAAAACGGTGTTTATGTTCGCGGTAAACTAGAAGGTAGAATAATTCAACTTCCTGATTACTGGACATCATTAGTTAACATGGATTCTATTACAGTTGATTTAACCCCAATTGGTAAATTCCAAAAACTATATGTTGCAGATATTGATACTGAAAAGGGACAGATCTTTATTGATAACAGTACGTTGTTAGGCGGACCTTGCAAGTGCTTCTACACAGTATGGGCAGAACGTAAAGATATTGGAAAACTTGACACTGAGTTTAAAGGATAAGATATGCAAAGAATAGGTCCATACATACCAATGCAAAGTTTGGTTTATTATTTAGATCCGTATAACACACAAAAATGTTATGCCGGCTCAGGTACAACAGCCTACAACTTAATTGATAATAGTCCAGCTACATTATCTAATATAGCATACAGTAGTGCTTCATTTAGTAATTCCGGTAGTGGAGCTATTACTAGTTCTGCTTCCTATAACCTAAGTTTAACTGGCGGATTTACAATGATGCAATTTTTAAATTTAACTTCTGCACAAGGTGGATTTGTAAATTATGTATCCGGTAGTAATCAAATAGATTTTTATGCAGGTGGATTGACGCAAATGCGCTGGGATACTTACAGCACAGGAGGATCACTATATAGTGCTACTGCAATTCCAACAGGCAAATGGGCATGCTGGACCGGAACATTCTCTGGAGTATCTGTTAGCGGTACAAACGGAATTAGTTCAATTTATTATAATGGAGTGTTAGATAATACTTCGACAACTATTGCAGGCCCCGCAAGCAATAATGCAACTTTTCAAGTTGGAGTTTACAGCGCACCTTGTAACGGATTAATTGGTCCTACATTATTCTGGAATACGGCATTAACTGCATCGCAAGTACGTGCGGCATTTGTGGCGTTAAAGGGTCGATACGGACTATAATTTTAAGATAAATATTGGAATAATATGGCATTTACAGATAAAAACATTCTTATTGTACCCAACATTGGGGGAGGCGAATCAAGCGAACCCCTAATAACTCTTACAGGTAGCAATTCTGTAACATCTGCTACAATATATACTCGAGTTCTTGATGCAGGAGCATTGAGTTTTGAAGCAGGTTCAACTGGGCAAGTCGGATATATCGGCCCTGGATTATCAGGCGACATCTATTCTGTTAATGACATTAGCGGAATTCCCAGTATTCAAGTTCAAGACACTGGCGCTGTTAATATTGCGACGTATCAAGGTTATGTTAATATCGGCAGTAATCAACAATCAACAACAACCGGCACCGGATCTTTAAGAGTATTAGGCGGCGTTGGTATATCAGGAAATTTAAATATTGGTGGTAGTTTTAACTTAACCGCTAATTTAGGGGTTGGTGGTAGTTCAGGAAACTACGGTTTAACAATTAGCACAACAACTAACGTAGCAGAATTATTATATACCCCAACCAATGGTACAGGATTAGCTTTTCAGGTTGGCGCAAGCACCTATCCATTAGGTATTGGTTTTAACAGTTATAACAACGTTGGCACAACCTATGTCTTAGGAAACGGTTATAATGCCCAATTACAGTTAAACGGGTCAAGCGGTTTACAATTTTTTGTTTCAAGTGCCAGCCAATCGGCCGGTGCGGTGGCAACACAGATTAACGCATTAACAGTTACATCTGGTGGCGTATTAGTTCCTAGTAGTACAGCTAACGGTACGGCATCAACTGGTACAGGAGCAATTATTACTTACGGTGGCATTTCAGCCGCATTAGGTATTATTACAGGACAAGATGCGTTCCACGGTGCAAATGGACCTGCACGTTTTGGTACAGGCCCTGCAGGTATTGCTAATAACACAGTAGCTGGATATAACGCAGGTAACGGTATCACCACTGGCGGTACTGGAAATAGTTTATTTGGATATAACGCAGGTAGCGGTATTACATCCGGCGGTAACAATACTATTTTAGGTTACAATGCTGGTCCAAATATTGCGGCAGGCGCAAGTAATACTGCCATTGGTCAAAATGCAATGAACCAAGCCGCAGGCGGATCTGTAACTAACAACACAGCTATTGGTAAGAGCGCATTAGGATCTGGATCTTTAGCAACGGGCGGCAATACTGCGGTTGGCGCAAACGCATTACTACTATTAGCCTCGGGACAAAATAATACAGCTATCGGTTATGGTGCTGGATCAACAATTTCATCAAATAATAATAACGTATTAATTGGTTATAATGCCGGCAACGCTTTAGGTTATGACAACTGTGTTATTATTGGTAATAACAGTGGCGGTACAGTATCAGCGGCTGGCCAAATTGTGATTGCTAACGGTGCCGGTACACAGCGTATCTTTATTGATGCCAACGGTAACGTAACAGTTAGTGCAACCACAGCGGCATCAACCACGGCAGGTGTTGGATCATTAATAGTATCTGGTGGAGCAAGTATTGCGTCTGGGTTAAACTTAGGTGGAGCATTATACGCAGGTAATTCTGCAGGTACTAACGGTTACTTCCTACAAACAACTGGATCTGGCATTCAGTGGGCGGCGGCTGGCGTGTCAGTTGCAAACATTACAACATCGGGTAGTTATTATCCTACATTTACAAACGCAGTAAGTGGGCAGTTATCAACGCTCGATGTCGATTCGACTCACTTGATTTATAATCCTAGTACAGGTACTTTAACAACAACTGGTAACACAGCTGGTGGTACTGGTGTAGGTTATATATATACTGCGTTTTTAGGTGTTAACGTTGCTACCACCAACGCTGTTAACAACGGCGCCGTTATGCAGATTGGTTACAAAGATGGTAGCACAAACTTACTACGTATAGGTGATGGGTCTAACGGACAATCTGGTTATAGATTCCGTGTTGATCAAACCTATAACTTTACAGCAAACAGCGGTAGCGGTGACAACTGGTCATTAAACAGCGCCAACGGTTATACAACAACACCGGGACAATCACAATTTACAGGTTCTGGTATTGTTAGCTTGTATGTTAACAACGGCACAAGTCAAATTGGCGGTGACTTAACTATTAAAAATACATATCCTACAATTTGTTGGCAAAATACAAGCTATAAAACAGGTTATATACATTGTAACTCAAACTTGTTTTATATCTTAAGTGCTCCAAACGGATCAGGACCTGGGTCGTGGGCGCAGGTAAACGGACAATGGCCTGCATATTGGGATTTAACCAGCAACAACATGTATGCTGGCGGAACTATTAACGTAGTTGGTGATATTAACTACGGTACTTCAGATGAAAGATTAAAGAACATTGAAGGCCCAATTACTGATGCAGTAGCAAAAGTAATGCAATTAGAAGGTTTTTACTATACCGACAATGAAATAGCAACATCATTAGGTGTTGAAGGTGGACGCAGAAAACTTGGATTAAGTGCGCAAAAACTACAAACAATTATACCAGAAGTTGTAGGACCTGCTCCTTTTGACCGAGATGAAATTACAGGTGAATCACGTACTGGTCAAAATTATCTAACAGCTCAGTATGATCGTGTTGTACCGTTATTAGTAAACGCTATTAAAGAACACGAAAACACTATACAAGCGCAACAAACGCAAATAGATGAATTAAAAGCACTTGTCCAACAACTGCTTAATAAATAAGATTAAAGGAATATACCAAAATGGCAATTTACAGCAACGGAACATTAGTTATCGATAATTCAGGTAACATAATACCATCAAAATACTCTGCACGTACCAGCTTGCCTACCGCGGCACAGGGGTATATTGCGTATGCAACTGATACTAACGATTTCGTATTTGGTACTAACCGAAATCCTGCAACAGGTCCATTCGGTAACTTATATCCGCAACAAACAACAGGTGGCGATCAACCCTACTATCGTTGGTATAAGTTTTTAAACAAACCAGCTGATTATAAAAACGAATTAATTTTACAACAAGGTTCTGTAGCAGGTGGATATGTTGGCGGTAGTGTGTGGAGTCAAATTTTACGTGTAAACTCAGTTACCAATATTGCTCAAGAACAACCACAAACAATGCCATTTGCTAGTTACTACGGTGCTTGGCATAGTTCAGAATGGTATGCTTATCACCACCAAGGCAACTCATCAGTTGCGGCATGTAAACAAGACTGGGCTACTTGGTCTATTGTTGGTCTGAATAATAGACCAACTGGTTCTTATTCTCCTAACCCTTGGCACAATGGTACTAAGGCAGGTGCAAATAACAACTACGGTATGATTCAAATTGGTGGCACCGGTAATTACATTAACTTTAATAACGATACTTGGGCTGTAGGATACGCAACAGGTGGATCACACTCATACGGTAACGGTGGACCACAAGAAGGTAATACTGCGTTTAACTGGACAGCTGGTCAAGGTGGTGCATATATTTTCAACTACACAACTATGACAAGTTCAGGTGGATACGGCGGTGAAGCTCCTAACATTGGCGGCGGTACTGCTGGTAAACCTTTATCAAGTAAATGGTACAAGTGGTATGCAAACCCTAATGCATCTTCTATCGTTACCAAATATAATGTTTCAAGCAACAGCTGGACTGTAGTTCCTAACCAAAACTATAACAACGGTGAAAACTGTCCTGTTATGGCGCAAGACTGGGGCTATTGGATTTGTGGCTACAACGGCGCACAGAATAACGTTTCAGTTATGACTTTTTATCAATCAGATTCAACATTCATCTGCGGAACAGTTTACGGACAACGTAACCAAAGCTCAGGAAACGGATGTTGGGGGATTATACCTTAATAAGTAGGTATATGAATGATATCTGTATAGTAGGCGGTGGAACAGCTGGATGGTTATCTGCCGCTTATCTCGCAAAACAACTCCCACATTATAAAATAACCCTAATAGAAAGCCCGGATATTCCAACTATTGGAGTAGGTGAAGGCACATGGCCTAGTATCATGAAAATGTTTAATGATATTGGAATACCATCAACTGACCTTATTACTAAGTCAGGTGGTGGTGTTAAATTAGGAATTAAATTTATTGATTTTTCTAGCAAACCTTTTTGGTTATCAACTGATCCTGATTGGGAAAATTGGGGTACAGAATTAACTTCCACGATTGGCAATCATAATAAATGTCCTATACTAACCAAAGACAGCATGCACGGTTGTCATTTTGTTGCAACAGATTTGGCCAACATATTAAAAGAAAAATCACAACAGTTAGGAGTTAAACTTATTGAAGCAACAGTTTCTGATGTAGATGTAGTTGACGGGTTTTGTAAATCTGTTCGGCTAGAAGATGGGACTATTATTAAATCTCGTTGGTTTCTAGATGCAACAGGATTTAGAAGATTGATTATTGGTAAAACAAACAGTAAGTTTAATGATTACAGTTCAGAACTATTGGTCGATAGCGCATGTGTAGGGCAAAAAAATTATACAGATCCTGAAAAAGAATTTGAACCGTTTACTTCAAGTATAGGAATGACTGCCGGATGGAGATTTAAAATTCCTGTATATAATAGAACAGGAAATGGTTATGTGTACAGTAGTAAATTTATCAGCAAAGAAGACGCAGAAGCTGAATTTACAGCCGCATCAGGTGTAAGCAATCCTAGACATATTAAAATGCACCCCGGGTATTATGAAGAAATTATAAAAAATAATATTGTTGCTGTGGGATTTTCTAGTGGATTTATTGAACCATTAGAAGCTACTGCAATACATATTGCAGGACAAACTGTTAAAAATGCTGTAGAGGTGATGACAAAACGTCAAACTCAAGCTCAAGCTAATGCTGATCTTAATAAAAAAATTAAATATATTAAAGTAGTTGTGTTAGGGCATTATGCCTTTAGCGAGAGATCAGAACCTTTTTGGCAGGCCGCAAGTAAGGCCGCACAAAACTCAAAAGATTTCCAGAACTTCTGGAAACAACTTAAATATAAATATCCGACGAAGGAAGATAGCCTAGATAATGGGTACCCGTACTTTCAATGGAACGAGTTATTAAGAGGATTTGGTAAAGATCACTATTATCCAACTCTAACTCAGGGTGCAAAGATGCAGGTGTATCTAGCAAACAAAAGTTTACCAAATCATTACAGATATATAACACAATTAAGGGATAAAAATGACAGAGCAAGCAAAGAAACAATGGACAATCGCTGATTTAACAGAAGCCATGCCTCGCGGTATGAGCGATTTCCAAATGAAGCAATTTGTTATTAATTCGCAGATCACGCCAATTAAACAGTTACAACAAATTGCAATGGAAGCCGATGTACGTGAAGAAAATTTACGTAAAGCAGACTACGAAGATAAAAAGAATCAATTAAAAGTTGAAATTCTTAAAAAGAAATTTGATCGCGAAACAGATCCTTTATACAAATTAGAAATTGAATTAGAAATTGCACAGTTAGAAGAAAAAATGTATCTAAACATTAAAGAACGTAAACGTCTATATAATGAATTGAAAACATTTTACGAAGTTTTAGATTATTTTAATGAAAACTATGACATTGAAGAATTAATTGCAATGAAAGACACATTGGAAATTGATTACTGGGTCAAACGTTTAGGTCGTCAAGCAGGTCTTGACATTGTTTCAACAGGCCGTATCTCAACAGGTAACTTACAAGCTATGCTTGATTTACCAGAAGAAATTTTTCAAGTAACATTGAAAGAAGCTCTAAGAATTACTAATGAGATGGCAAACTATATCCCTGTACCACAGTTAGGTGCTGAGCCCGACAAGGAAAATTTAATTAAATTTAACCAGGATGGTACATACGACAAGATCGCAAGATCATAATTATGCCTCTTAAGGTAAAGGTACTACTAAAATGTTATTAATGAAAATTGATTGGAGTGCTCCATTAAGTTTCCAAATTCCAGCAGGAACAAAATATTCTCAAAATGGTTGGGTCTTAATTGACTTACCTTTTAGCAATTTTACACCTGCTCAAGTTACACAATATCGTATTCAAGAAATTACAGATTCTAATGTGATTTTAGATTTAAGTTTCTTGAACTATACTGTTCTGGGCAATGGCAACGTTGCTTACATTACAACAGTTGTTGATCCTAACCCTGAACAGTTAGCTGACGATCATTTAACACATTTTGTAACCTTAGATCCTTCTAATATTCCTACATTCTTAGCAGGATACAAGTATATTTCTAAATTAGAAATTGTAAATCACTATGATGAGTTATTTGCAAACAACACTCCACATACTTCTAATTTAGAAGCTAGTACATTTCCACAACAGCTAGCAGAGGCACAAGCATTACAAGCAAATCCAAGTTATCCAACGCCTTTATTGCTTCAAATTTCACAAGCATCAGGAATCAGTGTATCAGATCTTGCTCAGCGTGTGTTAGCAAATCAATCTACTTATCAAGGAGCGCAAGCTCAGTTGTTAGGTCAAATGATAGCAGACGAAGCCGCAGTGGATGCCTGCACTACACCCCTAGAGGTAAAGAATCTTGGCTGGTGTTAATTTAACCCAAATTTTTCCAAGTCCGATATGGGATATCAAAAATGAAGTATCGGACGAGGATATTAAAGAATTAAAACAATTTGCTTATTCAGCAATTAAACAATATCCAAACGTAGATATTTCAAGCAAACGTGGCGGGGGACAAAGTAGTGTACCCCTACAAGTTCAGCATCCTGTTTTAATGAAAATTATTGGCGACAATATTCAACAGATCATAAAAGAATTTGAGCCAGTTACAAAATTAAGATTACAAAATTATTGGGTAAATGTTAATCCTCCCGGGTCATACATGATTGCTCATGTGCATCCTAGAAGTGTGTTGGCTTGTACATTATATGTTCAAACTCCTCCAAACAGTGGACGTATAACTTTTATAAATCCTAATCTTGCCGCAAGACAAGCGTTCTACAGTTTTAAAGAAACTGAATACAATTATAAATCATATTCCTATCAACCCATACCAGGTATGCTGATTTGTTTCCCAAGTTGGTTAGATCACGGAGTTGAAGAAAATCTATCAAAAGATGATAGAATTAGTATCAGCTTTAATTTAATTGCCGACGATATCTAAAATTGTTTCTATTTTTGCTTTGATAGTCTTGCTACCTAAGGTAGTTTTAAGACCAGAGTGAAGTGGCTTAGGCCAACAGTCATTCGAAACCCATGCATACCCAGAATGTTCGTGATTTAGTTTAGGCAAAAACTCATCCTCAACTAACAATGCGTAAGTATGATAATAAAATCCCTCATCTTTACTGATATATTGTTCTAATGGGATAATTTTTTCTATTTGTGGTAAGAATCCTATTTCTTCTGTTATTTCTCTACATAGTGCATCGTACGGGGTTTGATCGCTAGGTTCATTTTTTCCACCAACAATTCCCCATGTCCCGGCAGTTTTACCTTCTGCTCGATTTACCACAAGAAATCTTTTTGTTTTTTTGCTAAGAAATAGCCCACCACTACATATTATTTTCATAGAACTAATCGCCAATGTCCGGGTTTATACTCACCTTCGTAACTGGATGACCATTGTTGTCCATCCCATACGTATTGTGTTTGTGTACGTATATTAGTTACATAAGTTGGAGCCGCACCGGCATTAGAATCGAATATGATATTCCATTTAGTGCCATCCCAAGTTATAATATCGTTAGCACTGGCAGAAAATACAGAATTGTCTGCGTTGGACCAATTTTTTACAGTATTGGCAGTATTTGGGTACAACGTCTGATATACCGCGTTGCCATTAGCATCTAGTTTAACTAATTTTTGCGGGCTGTCTGGATTTGTTGGATCGTATCCCGGATTATCAATATATAATACTTGTCGATAAGTTGGATTGATATCTTCTAATATCAAATATCGTATACCGGAAGAAGGATTTGATACTGTAAATGTTGTCGGATCAATAATAGCATCAACATAGGTCAATCCGCTGTTTGGAGGTATTTGACTGTTTGACGGAATTGTTGAAGCATCAATATCGATTAACATCACCCGTTCGTCGGATGGATTTAAAGTCATCATACCAACTACTTCAGTTCCTTGTAGATCTTTAGTAAATCTAATTTGACTCAACCCTGCTCTAAAGTGTCCTGGATAATTATCTAAGATTGTTAACCAGCTATGTCCACCTAGTAGCGTAGCGGTATTTCCTAAGATTACAGCAGAGTATTGTTTTAAATTAATACCATCAACTGCTACAGGGCCACGACCTGTAAAATATCCATCAATATCATAAGAGCCGGATATTGTTCCTGTTGGTTCTACATATATAGAGTTAATAATATTAGTAATGATACCTAATTTTTGAACTTTAATTGGAGTACTAATCCAAATAGGACTTTCAAATGACAAGGTAGCAATATCAATGTCTTGTTCAATCCCTTGAGGTATACTTCGACTTGACCATGTCATTTCTGTTAGTTCAAGGTAACTTAAACTAGTCCAGTCAATAAAATTATCTGTTGTTTGTAATTCCATAGCAGGACGAAATAACACAAGAATTTGTTCTAAAATTTGTAATTTCATTTCAGTGTTTGATGCCCATATATCCGCAACAAAATCTAATTTGTAAGGAGTTGGCATCAAACGTTTGATAGTATAATTAGGTCCTTGAGTATTTGCTAGGCCTTCTATAGTTTCTCCATAGGTTAGACTATCAGGGTTTTCGTCAATATAACTAGTATCTCTTCCCCTAATATTCATGATATTTTCGTAATAGGGATTTTGTAGTCGATCTCTAGCAAGCTCCATGTTCTTAATATAACAAGAAATAAAAGGAGCATTAGGGACAGTATTCTCACTGTTCTTCTTAAGGATCTGAGATACTTGCCTGTTCATGTCTCCGTATCTAACAGGCACCTGAACAAGATTTCCCTTTCCGTCTTGGTATGAGAAATTGCTCATAAGACGCATAAACTGTGTTAAGTATCTGCGTATCTGACCGTCGTAAAAATAATCCATTAGTTATCCGCTTTTGGTTTAAGAGCCTTGCTAAGGCTTTGTCTTTCTACAACAACGTTATTGTTAATTGTAGCGGTATTTGTATTGTTAATAAAGCCAGTAACTTGCGTAGATCTTATAGCCTTACCAGCATTAGCTGTACCTGGAGCAACATCTTGTGATCCAAATTCGTCCATAGTCATGCGCACATTGTCTTCAAATCTAATCCAATTGCGTCCATCAAATCTAAACAAAGTGTTTGGTAGGTAATCTATTCTTAGATAAAATTGCCCATGCACGGGATTTGACGGGAACTCAATACCGGCTCCATACTTAGCGCCATTTGGAGGAACACCTCCCTCAACAGCATGTAAGAAATAAGTGTGATCCGGTGATTGTAATACTATAGAAGCATCAATGTTATCCCAATTGGTATTGTCAATTGTGGTGTCACTGATATCTTGTGTAGCAACAGTACCATCAGGATTTAATGGTACAACATAGAGTGTGCTGTCGTCAAATCCTGTTTGTGGAGCATCAAGTTCCGCTTGTTCAATGATCTGTTGATTTATTGCAATACTAGCATTGTATGTTGACAACAAGTCTTTGAGCGTACCTGCAGAATTTCCTTGACTGTCGGTTTGTTCTTGGTTGAATATTTCTGCGTATTCTTGTGTGTCTACCAATGGTGCGCATTTTGCACGTACTAGATGCGGATACCAAGTTTGACTAAATCCATTCGTAGGACGAGCAACATCTTGAACAACATAAAATCTTTTTAATGCTACAAGACTTTGATCTAACGCATATTCATCTCGCAAGTGCGGTAGCTCTAATACATCCCCTGCCATTATTTTGCGCCCAAGTGTTTCTACGCATGTGTTTAAATGGAAATGCAACATAATATTATCATTGTTTAAAAATAGCCCAAATTGACTTAGATTAAAGTCTAAATCTTGCATCTGATAAATTCCACGAATAACATACACATCGGGTGCGTAGTGTCTATCGCGGTTTTCCATTAACAAAACATCTTGTATACCCATCTCAGGAATAGGATTAGAATTAACAGGAGTAACTGGAGTTGAATTTCCAGCCTCTGGATCTACGTACCCTAAATATTTGTGTATAAGCACATCAGTGCCGCCAACCTGAAATTGTTCGTTTATTACACGATCTAGGAACTTGAAATCTTTGCCTTTTTCAGGCTTGTAAAGGGAGAGTCTTGGCATAGTAGTGTATTTATAGCTAAATATCTGTATGAGCGATCCAAACACATCCAACAATCCGTACCAACCGGTTATTGATTATATACGCAATATGCTAGGCGATGGCATGATTGATGTTGAATTAGAACCTTCAAATTATCAAACTGCAATCTATAAAGCATTATCTCGTTACAAACAGCGTAGCGAGCATTCTGTAGAAGAAAGCTGGGCGTATCTAACATTAGAACAAGACGTTAACGAATATATTTTAAGTGACGATATTATTGAAGTCCGTGATGTATTCCGCAGAAGTATTGGTTCTAGAACAGGCGGTGGTGATGGCGGCAGTTTATTTGAGCCATTTAACTTAGCCTACACAAATACCTACTTGCTGTCGTCTAGCAACATGGGTGGGTTGGCAACTTATTATGCTTTTGCAGGGTATCAAAAACAAGTTGGTAAAATGTTTGGTAGCTATATTCAATTCACATGGAACCCCACAAGTCATAAATTAACTATTATGCAACGTCCTCGCGGGGAAGAAAGTGTCTTGTTATGGGTCTACAATAATAAACCAGACTTTGCATTATTTGATGACAGATACGCAGGACTATGGATTAGAGAATATGCACTTGCAACTTGTAAAATCATACTAGGTGAAGCTCGTGAAAAATTTAATTCAATTACTAGTCCCCAAGGGGCCACAACACTAAACGGCACACAACTTAAAACAGAAGGGGCCCAACGCATTACTGAACTTGATGCAGAAATCCAAAACTACATGGCTGGTGAAAAACCAATGTGGTTTGTAGTTGGATAACCAAAATCAGTTGACAATGTAATCACAATGTAATAAAATATAGTATCGACTGGGAGATACTATGATTATAGGTGTGTGCGGTTTTATTGGATCAGGCAAAGATACTATTGCCGACTATCTAACAAATTTCCACGAATTTAGAAGAGAAAGTTTTGCCAACAGCCTTAAAGATGCTGTAAGTCAAGTGTTTGGATGGGACCGTACTATGCTAGAAGGCCGAACAAAGCAAGCCCGAGAGTGGCGTGAAGAAGTTGATACTTGGTGGGCTAATCGGTTAGGCATGCCACATTTAACTCCTAGATGGGTACTACAATATTGGGGTACTGAAGTTTGTCGCAAAGGCTTCCATGACGATATTTGGATTGCCGCATTAGAAAATAAACTACGCAACTCAAAAGATGACATAGTTATCAGTGACTGCCGTTTTCCTAATGAAATTAA